GTTAGTAGTGTAGATGCTTATGTAGCAATATCTTCTGCACCCACCGCTAGTTCAGCATCATTTATTTTACCAGCATTTACTGTTGAATATTTTAGATGTGCAGGTTCTGATAAAGTAGCATTTGCAAGAATAGGTTCCACAACTGGAACTGCAAGAGTAACAGAACTTAGTCAATAATGAGACCACCATTTGTATCATTAAGAAGTCAGGATAGATACCGTAATCGTAGGACAGATGTACCTAATGATGCTTTGAATCTAGAAGATTTAACATACCTATTATTAGAAACAGGTGATAACATCATACGTGAAGATGGTGTAGGTGTTACATATCAAACAGCTCCTGCTATTCAGAATTAATGAAGAAAGCAAAGGCTTATCAAGAACACACAGCAGGCGTTAAGAAAAGAACTTCTATAGGTCATAGTGTTAGATCAAGACCTAAGAATAAACATAAAAGAAGAAGTTTTAAAAAGTACATTGGTCAAGGCAAATGACATTTGAAGAACTTGTAAAATTATTAAAAGAAAAAGAGCATAGCTCTAAACAACAAACCAAGAACAAACAAAGAACAAAAGTATTTAGAAAGAGGATTAAAAATGGCTGATAGTAAGATTAGTGCATTGACAGCATTGGAAAGTAATGCATCAGATGATGTATTAGCTATAGTAGATACAAGTGCAACTGCCACTAAAAAAGTAACTTTAGAAAATATATTTAAAGGAATACCTGTAAGCATAGGTGTTAACGAAAGCACACCACTTGCAAAATTACACGTAGTAAGAGATGCGGTAAATCATTCAACACAAAGTTCACTAGCACCAATATATGTTGAAGATGATACAAGACCAGGCATTTTTATTTCAGGTAATTTAAATAACATAGGTATTATACAATTTGGAGATAACTCAGCAATTAACTCTGGTGAGATTTTTTATGATCATAGTGCTGATAAATTTAGTCTAAGATGTGCAGGTACTGTACAAGCAACTTTAGCTGATGGTGTATTTGCACCAGAAACAGATTCAGATGTAGACTTAGGTACAACCTCTTTAAGATTTAAAGATACATTTGTAGATACTATTACAACTACTGAAGCAATTAATGGTGCATTAAAAAGATGGACTGTAAAAACTTCTGCATACACAGCAGTAGCTGGTGATAGACTATTGGCTGATACTGCAACTACAGCTGCATTTACAATTACTTTACCAAGTAGTCCTGCTGTAGGTGATGAAATACACATATTAGATAGTGCTGCAAACTTTGATAGTGCTAACTTAACAGTTGGTAGAAACGGTAAAAAGATACAAGGATTAACTGCTGACCTTACTTTGACTACAGAGAATACAGGTATTGGACTTGTGTTTATGTCTGACACTTATGGATGGAGAGTATTAGTAGATGCTTATGCAGTAGATACAACAGAACTGTAACATGGAAGATATATATAATCCTAATCAAGATATACATATAGATAGAGCTAGTAGAAAACTTGTAGTAAGAAAACAACAAGATACTAATCCTATACTAGAAGATAATAAAGTAGCTCGTAATCATAGAGCTAATGAACAAAAAGGTGAGTTACAAAGAATAGCTCAGATACCTTTGATTGCATTACAAATTAAAACAAAAGAACTGTTTGGTCATTCTAATTGGTATTCTTTACACAAAAGTGTTAAGAAAGAAATTATTAAAAAGATGGTTAACAGTAATGAATTTCAAAACTTTAGAGTAGGAAGCAAGAGGTTATAATGGCTTTAAATAATTATGCTAACTTAAAAACAGCTATTGCTAATTTCTTAGCACGTGATGATTTAACTTCAGAGATAGATGACTTTATAGATTTAACTGAAGCAGACTTTAATCGTAGATTAAGAATAAGATCTATGGAAACTGTGGATACAACTTTTACTATTGATGCAGAAACAGAAGCATTACCTACTGGTTTCTTACAAGTTAGAAGTTTTGTTTTAACAAGTACAACTCCTGATAGAACATTAGAATTACTTAGTCCATTTCATCAAGCAAGTTTATCTGCTAATGATACTACTGGTAATCCTAGAACATATAGTATTGAAGGAAGTAACTTTAGATTTCAACCTATACCTGGCACAGCAGTTACAGCACGATTAACTTTTTATAAAGCATTTGATGCTATAAGTGCTACGAATACAGCTAATCATATTCTAACTAATCATCCTGATGTTTACCTATATGGTGCATTATACTTTGCCTCTACATTTTTAAGAGGTATGGATCAAACATCTGTTGCACAATTTAAATCACAATATGAAGGTGCTATTAAACAAGTTGAAGATGCAGATGATTTAGATAAATATAATGGTACACCATTAATACAAAGATCAGGTATTAATATTAACAACTTTGATAACGTAAAATAATGCAATTACCTTTTGGAGAATGGCTACCTGATTTGCCAGAACATATGAACCCTGGCTCTACAGAAGCTAAGAATGTATTTCCTGCTGTAAATAGTTATAGACCATTTAAAAATATAACTGCTACTTCAAGTAATGCTACAACTGCTAGAGGACAAGGTGGTAGAGCTTTTAAATCTGATAGTGGTGTTGTATCTATATTTGCTGGTGATAAAACTAAACTATATAAACTAACATCTAATGCTTTTGTAGATGAAAGTGGTGGTACTACTTTTGCTACTGAAGATAATGGGTATTGGGATTTCATTAGATTTGGTGAAGTTGTTGTTGCATTCAATGGTGCTAATGCACCTCAAGCATGGACACTTGATAGTTCTAATGACTTTGCAGCACTTGCAGGATCACCTCCTACATTTAGACACGCTGCAGTTGTAGGTAATTTTGTTGTAACAGGATTTCAACCAACACTACAAAACAAAGTACAATGGTCTAGTTTTAACAGTCCTACATCTTGGACAGCAGGTGTAAATCAATCTGACTCTGAAACACTACCTGAAGGTGGAGTTATTACAGGAGTAACTGGTGGACAGTTTGGATTGATATTTCAAGAGTCTCGTATTACTAGAATGGATTATAGAGGTGGTAATGTTGTATTTTCTTTTAGAAGAATAGAAGATAACAGAGGAGCTGTACAAGGTAAGAATGTAATACAAGTTGGTAATCTTGTATATTTTTTATCTGAAGATGGATTTTATGTAACTGATGGTTCTAGTTCTAGACCTATTGGTGCAAACAAAGTAGATCGTTTCTTTAATGATGATTTAAAATTTCATTTAAGAGAACGAGTTAGAGCATCATACGATCATGTAAATAAATTAGTTATGTGGTCTTATCCTTCTGCTACTGGTTCTAATTCAAATACACAAAATGATAAAATATTAATTTATCATATAGCTAGTGAAAGATGGTCTATTGTAGAATTAGATCATGAATGTATGGTAGATATATTATCTCCTGGATTTACTCTAGAAGAACTAGATGATTTTCCTACTGCAGGTACTAATGATATAGATGCAATTACAATATCTTTAGATGATGCATTCTTTATTGGTGGCTATAGATCACTAGGTGTATTTAATACAGATCATAAGTTAGGATCATTTACTGGTGATAGTTTAGCAGCAGTAATAACAACAGCAGAAACAGAACTTGCTCCACAAAATAGATCTTTAGTAACTCATGTGAGACCTATTATAGATACTGATGATGCAACAGGTTCTTTAAGTTTTAGAAACAGAGTAGCTGATACTGTTTCAACAACAGCTAATACTGCTATGCACGCAACAGGAACAATACCATTTCATAAATCAGCACGATATTTTAAATTTAACTTACAAATACCTGCAGCTACTACATGGTCAGATGCACAAGGTATAGATATAGAAGCAATTAAAGAAGGATATAGATAATGGCACTCATAGGTAATCCAATGGACTTTGATAGAATTAGACAAAAGTATGAGTCTCTTGTCTATCCACAAGGTAGAACACAAGATACTAATTTTAATAGAGTAAGAGATTCTTATAGTAGTTTATTAAGTCAACCAGGAACAGATCCTCTTACTGGACAACCTACTAACATGGGTGTTCTTACTGGACAAGGTTCACAAACTATTAATCAAGATGCTACACAAGCTGGAGAACAAGTACAGTTAAGATTTAATCCTGCTACTGGACAAACAGAAACCATTATCCCTGAATACATGGGTGGATTTAGATCAGACCAACAAGACTTTTTACCAAAT